GGGTTGCTTGCAACTCCCCCTGATAAAAAGTACAGCCTTTTTAAGCGCAGTACAGAAACTTCTGAAAAAGAGATTCGTCATTGGACACCCCATGACTTACCTTTGAAAGCATTGATTGACACATCAGACCGTTTAGGAGTTAGCACAGAGATTTATACTTTCTTGCCTTATCCTGAAGAAATTGAAAGTTGGTTCTTTCGCAAAGGTGTGTCACTACCAGTTCTTTCTTACTCAAGTATTGAAGAGTTGGCATACGACTTGCGTTTTAAGCATTCCATCCGTAGGATACTTGTTCCTACTCAAGAACAGGCTGCCATCATTGGTATTCGTGCAACAGTAGTTGACCCACAGAAAGCATGGATGCTGTAATGGCAAGCGCCGAACATCTCTTAATCAGCAAAGTCATTCAAGAAGCATCCGTTACTGAAGTTGTAAATGCAGGTATCAAACCCTCACACTTTAGTCCCAACTTTTCTGAAGTATGGATTTGGATTCTTTCGTACTGGCGTGAACACAGTGCTGTTCCCTCTGCTCGTGCCTTCAAGCAAGAGTACGCAGACACTTTGTTGCTGGACGCATCTGCTGAACCTTTCTCTGCTCTTGTAGATGAAATTTATGAAGCCTTCAAGCGTGAGCATTTGATTCAATCTATTGCGGCTGCAATGCCTGCATTGAACAACAACCACATTGAAGAAGCCTATAAAGAACTTTCAGCAGGTCTGCAACGTGCCAGTACAGAAACTGCTCGCCTTCGTGATGTGGACATCATCAGTAACTGGGAAGAACGCCTTGCTCGTTATGAAGAGATGCGCAACACACCAAACTCTTTGCGTGGTATCCCAACTGGCTTTACAGGTCTTGACCGCATCACCGCAGGGTTACGACCACAACAGTTGATTACATTTGTTGGTGAGGCCAAGAAGGGTAAGTCATTGATGACACTCATCATGGCAAGTGCCGCTCACATGCACGGAACATCACCAATGTATGTTTCTTTTGAAATGAGTATTGAAGAGCAGACTGCTCGTTATGACGCACTGCTATCGGGTGTTTCGCATACTCGTATCTTGCGTGGAGACATGTCTCAAAAAGACATGGAGAAGTTGTCAAAGGCTTTGCGCCTTCAAAAGAATATGCACCCTTTTGTGATGACCGAAGACACTTCTTCTCTTACGACTGTTTCAGCACTGACTGGCAAGGTACAGCAGTATCGTCCAAGTGTTCTGTTTGTTGACGGTGTGTATTTGATGGATGATGAGCAAGGTGAAGCCAAGGGTAGCCCACAAGCACTTACTAACATCACACGCTCTTTGAAGCGCCTTGCACAGCGTTTTGATATCCCTATCGTTATTACAACCCAGGTGTTGTCATGGAAGTTGGGGAACAAGAAAACTCGTCAAGTAACTGCTGATGCAATTGGTTACACTTCCTCTTTTGCACAAGACTCTGACTTGGTACTAGGTGTTGAGTCAGACCCTGACATTGACAACCAAGCAATCATCCGAGTACTTCTTGCTCGTACCGCCCCCAAAGGTGAAGTACGTATTAAGTGGGATTGGGACAACATGGACTTTACGGAGGTAGATGAAGATGAAAGTAATGGAAACTGGTACTACTAGTCTTGTAGATGTTCTTACGTCCATTGGTATTGAGATTACTAATATTGGTGAACGTGAAATTGGTGGACGCTGTCCTGTACACATTGCAAGAACTGGCAAAGCAGATGGGTCGCCTTCGTGGTCTATGAATGCTGCTACGGGCGCATGGATTTGTTTTTCTTGTGGTGCTCGTGGTTCTTTGATGGGGCTTGTTCAAGACCTCACAGGTTCGGACCAACCTGCTTACGATTACTACGCCACGATTGCAACTATGGGCTTAGAGCGTCTTACTATGCCTACAGTTGTGCATCGGCAAGAAGCCGACATTGTCCAGTACTCTAAGTTTGCTGATATTCCTCAAGAGGCATTACAGAAAAAGAACCTTACGGAAGACGCATGCTCAAAGCATGCCGTGCGTTGGGATACCAAGAACGAGTGCTGGATTCTTCCATTGTTTACTCGTGAACGGGAACTGCTTGGGTGGCAGTCTAAAAAGAGTGGGTGGGTTCGCAACTATCCTGTTGGCGTTAAGAAGTCTGAAACTTTATTTGGTATTGAGCGGTTTAAAGGTGGGACTGCCATCTTGCTTGAATCTCCTTTAGATGTTGTGCGCCTTACAAGTATTCATTCTGAAGTTCAGGGTCTTGCTAGTTTTGGGGCTGCTATCAGCACTACTCAAGTTAACTTGCTAGAGCAATATGCTGACCGTTTGATTGTTGCTATGGATAATGACGAAGCAGGTGTTATTGCTGCTAAAAAATTGTTTGATAGTTTGCCACGTTTTCGCAAAGGTGTCCTCTGGTTAAACTATGATGGTACTGACGCAAAAGATATTGGGGACATGGCTGACGAGCAAATTGTAGAAGCCATTTCTTCAGCCTCTGCTATTCCAAAGTGGTTCAAATGACATTTACAGGAACTCTCTATCCTTTCCAACAAGAAGCACGAGACAAGATGGTTGACCGTGGTCAAATTCTTCTTGCCATGGTTATGGGTGCTGGTAAAACACCTACAACACTTTCGGCTGTTGAACACCTACTGGATGCTGGTGACATTGACCGTGTCATTGTTGTAGTTCCTTCTTCACTTAAATACCAGTGGCTTCGTGAAATTAAAAAGTTCACTACATCTCGTGCAGTTGTCATTGATGGGACTCCTAAAGAACGTGAAGCCCTTTGGCGCTTATCTCGCTCGGCTCAGTACACCATCATTAACCCTGAGATGCTTATTCATGATGAACCTTTGTTTAAGAAAGCAGCCTTTGATGCGATGGTAATTGATGAAGCCACCATCATTAAATCATTTAGTGCTAAACGGTCTAAATTACTTAAACGACTTGGTAAAACTTGTCATTACCGTTTTGCATTAACAGGACAACCTATTGAGAATCGTCCTGAAGAGTTGTTTTCTATTATGCAGTTTGTAAATCCAAACACTCTTGGTCGCTTTGATATTTTTGACAACACTTTTATTGTTCGTGATAGTTATGGCAAACCTGTCCGTTACAGAAACTTACAGCAATTAAACAAGACCCTTACGGACATCATGGTTCGCCGTACTCGTGAGGACATCCAAGACCAACTTCCTAAAGTTATTAATCAAGTCATCCCAGTTCAATTTGATAACTCAGGTGGTAAGGCATACCGCATGATTGCGGCTGACCTTCTTCAAGAACTTCAAGCAGCAGTTAACCAGTACGGTAAAGGTTTTGATTTGTGGGCGCATTACAACACTGGTGCAGGCGGAGAAGCCCAAGGTCAGATTATGTCCCGACTTACAGTTCTTCGTATGCTTTGCGACAACCCTCAACTTGTTTTTGAATCCGCAGAAAAGTATCTTGACCCCAACACCTCCGAGGGTAGTGAGTATGCAAGTCATGTTGTTGCTCATGGTTGGTTGACTAAATCCGCAACCAGTCCTAAACTAGACGCAGTACTTGAATACATTAAGGACGTATTAGATGAAGACCCGAATAATAAGGTTGTTTTATTCTCATTCTTTAAAAAGAACTTACGGATTATCAAGGAAGCAACGCAGAAAGTTTCTGAAAGCGTTTTATTCATGGGAGGAATGTCTGCTGAAGAACGGGACATTGCTAAACAAAAGTTTGCAACTGACCCAAATGTCCGTCTTTTTCTATCGTCAGACGCAGGTGGCTACGGCGTGGACTTACCGAACGCCAACTACCTTATTTCCTACGACCTCCCATGGTCTGCTGGAAAACTAGACCAACGGGATGCTCGTATCATCCGATTATCTTCAATACACCCCCACGTTACAATTACTTCATTTGTAATGAAAGGCTCTATTGAAGAAAGGCAGTACGAAATGCTGCAACAAAAACGTGGAATTAATGGTGCTTTTATTGACAAAGGCTATGACGACCATGGTAAGTTTGAACTTAACGTAGGTTCATTAACAGAATTTATGAATAACTCCGAGGTATAAAATGACAACACCTGACTATTACGAACGACTTGCACAAGAATTTAAGAAATCTAAAGAAGCCATTGACATGCTGACAAAACGTCAGAACGACATGAAGGCTGAACTTATTGAAGCAATTAAAGACCAAGGGTACGAAGACGATAAAGGCCACAAGTGGCTTAAAGTTGGAGAACTTGAATTAAAGTACGAGCGCCGAGTAAGTCGCTCTTTTAACGAAGGTGGCGCAGAAAACTGGGCACACGAAACAGGACGTTGGGATGACCTTAAGCGTGTTGTAGAACTTCTTGACGAAGACAAACTTCTTGCCCTTGCTTGGGAAAACAATGACGTTGCAGAAACTATTCAAGAGTTTTACGTTGAGAAAGAAACTTGGGCTTTCAAGGCATGAAAGACCCTCTTGATTTATTTGGTGACCTTCCTGATTTTCCTGGAAAGACACCACCTAAAAATAAACTTGTTGAAAAGAAGGTTGCGACCCACGGCTTTGACCGATACAATGGGGCGAAATCTAAGGTCTTCATTATTAATGATGAAGCCCAACAGTTTTTTACGGTTGGAGAATTTGGTAAAGCGTTAGGTCGCAAAGCCAGTACCATCCGTATGTGGGAGTACCGAGGCATTTTGCCAAAGGCTAACTTCCGCACACCACCTCCCGAAGGTTCTCAACTGCCAGGTAAAGAATCTAAGGGATACAGACTTTATAGTCTGAGGCAACTTGACTTCATCATTGACACTGTGGAAAGATATCTTTTAGATGACCCACTGCATGCTCAATGGGAGTCTGCCAAAAAACACATAAAACAAAACTGGCCTAGATAACGAAAGTAAAGAAATGTCACACGACTTTGATGAAGAAGCAGAAGTTCCAACTTCCGCACCAACCACCACGGCAACAGCAACTGCTGCTCGCCGTATTATCCGCTCAGGCTGGGAGGGTGTATCCGCTGTGAAGGATGCAGATTCCCCATATGCCACTCGCCTTCGTATTGAAGATGAGCCCATCATTATTAAGTTCCTTAGCGATGAACCATACGCATCATGGCGGCAACACTGGATGGAGCGTCAAGGTCAGAAGTCATTTGTTTGCATTGGCGAATTTGACGAGTGCCCACTTTGTGATGCAGGCAACCGTCCATCTATTCGTATTGCTTTTAACGTTGTACTGCTTGCTTCTGATGGCAACCATGCTCTTCGTTCGTATGAAGTTGGACCTCGTGTCATTGACCAGTTGAAGAACTTCCATAACGACCCACGCACTGGACCTCTGTCTAAGCACTTCTGGGCAGTCAGCAAGACTGGTAAGGGCGCAACTAGCGCAACAGCACACCAGTTGGTGCGTGAACGTGACCTTGAAGAGTGGAACATCACCTCATTCACAGATGCCGACCAAGCACTGTGGTCTGAGAAGGCATACACCGCTGACATCATTCAGATTCCTAACCG